CGACTCTAAAATTTGCGGTGCTGCTCCCGCTAATGCAACGCAGAACTGAGCAATTCCCTCTGCCAATTTGACCAATACTGCTGGAATCAAATCTGCCACGCCTGTAATGATGACTGCCAATGCTGCTACAAGTGCTGTCGCTCCTGCTGTTCCAGCGGCTGCTATCGCAGTAAGTCCAATAGCAAGAGCCTGTAATCCAAGTCCAGCAGCTAATAAACCTGCTCCTGTCGCAGCAACTCCTACACCTATAAGTGTAAATGCTCCTGCTAAGGCTAAAATACTTGGAACGATCGGTGATAATACAGCACCAGCTACACCTATAATTGCAAATGCTCCTGCCAATGAAACCAAACCTTTGGCTATTGCTTCCCAACTCATAGCACCAAGTATACTCAGAACTGGTGCCAACACCGCTAATGAAGCACTTGCGATAAGTAATGCTGCTGAACCAGCCAATGTTCCATTCATAAGATTTAATGCTATCGATAGTTCCGCTAACGCTCCTCCCATAGTAACAAGACCTTTACCAATCTCTTCCCATGTGAAATTTCCCATTGTACTTAGAACATTGGATAATATTGTAAGTGCTCCGGCAACGGCGATAAGACCAACACCTGTTGATACCATATTTTTAGGCATTAAATTGACAGCTAATGTAATCTCTGCCAATGCTCCTGCCATAACGGTCAGTCCTCTGCCAATTTCATCCCACTGCATAGAACCGAAATCTTCTACAGCAGATGCCATAATTTTCATAGCTCCTGCAATAGCGATTAATGCAATACCCGTAGATACAACGTGTTTGGCATTGCCTGTAAGATTTGTAAATGCTGCAATCTCTGTGAGTAATATACCAATACTTGTAAGACCTTTTCCAATCTCACTCCACTGCATAGAGCCAAAATCTTTGCAAGCAGACGCTAATACTTTTATAGCAGCTGACAGTACAAGAATTCCTGTTGCTGTTGATACTGCTTTTCCACTAAATTTAGCCGTATTCAAGAATAAAGCTATTTCTGCCATCAGGACACCTACTCCAGTAAGTCCCTTACCAAGTTCTCCCCAACTAAGTTGTGATATATCTTTGCAGGCAGATGCTAATATCTTAACAGCTGTCGCCAGGAATATAAGATTGAATGCTCCTTTGGCAATTGTCTTTTCATCTTTTGAAATAACTTTTGCAACGCCAGCCAATACACCAGAAATTACCGTAATACCAGTAAGTCCTTTCGCTATCTCATTCCAACTCAAAGATGCAATCTTTTTCAATGCCGATGCAAGAATTAACACTGAAACTGATAATCCCAACATAATTGTGGCTGTTTTTCCAGCATTCTTAAGGTCACCGCTTATCTTTGTAAAGATAGCCATAGATGTCATAAGTTCTGCAAATAATCCCGTTAATGCGGTAATAGCTGATGCTAATTTTGCAGAGTCAATTAGTGAAAGTACCACAATAGCTCCCGTAAGAATTGCAATTGCACTGGCTATCTTAATCAAAGTTCCTGCTTTCAATTGTGTCTGATATGCTTCAAAGCAACCTCTAACGCTGTCAAGAATTCCCTTGATTTGATCTGTTAGTTTTGTAACATCGCTCACTGCATCTGTGATTCCTTTAAGGAATTTATTAATTCCAACTGCAATTCCAGCTAATGAAATTCCGCTGAGAACATCAAACACACTTGAAAAATTGATGTCGCTGATATCTTCTACAAATCCACTGGCAAGAGTTTTCATTGCTTTTGTAATACCGGTTCCAATAGTCTTTACTCCATTCCATAATGCCTGGAGCACTTGTAAAAACTTGGAATTTTCGAGTGCTTTACCCATCGCATCAATTGCAATTTCGACACCACTTCGCATTCCGTCAGCAGCTTCTCCAACTTCTGACATTCTTGTATGTACTCTTTCCAGAACAGAATGAATAACTGCAAATCCGCCAGTATCATACTTTTGCTTTATAGCATTTGCGAATCTTGTGACTGCATCAACTGCCTTATCAATTAAATCTGTTGCTACTGCCACACCGGTTTTTATATATTTAATCACAGTTTGTATAGCGACATTGAATATGTCTGTTTTCTTGATAGTTTTATCAAGTTTTACAAGCCAATCTCCGAAGCGAGCTGTAACCGATAAAATAGAACTTGCTAAATCACCTGTTCCACCTAAAAGAGAGCCAACTCCTTTTGCAACTGCAACGAATGCCTGCTTAACAATATCAATTACTGCAAACAAACCTTTAAATGTTCTTTTCAAATTTTCTGAATTCGTATCACTAAGTTTCAGATGTGCTGTTAAATTTCTTAACGCATCTGTAATATTGTATAATTGTTGTGCTGTCATCGGTGGGAAAATTTCACGGAATGCTTCTTTTACTGGCTTAATAATACTAAGCACTCCTTCAAAAGCATTTCTTGCGGCTTCTATAAGCGCTGTTCTTCCTCCCAAATCTTTCCAGCCCTGCAACATACTATTTCTGGCATCCGCTGATGAATTTATAATCGCACTGAAAGTGTCACTCATCTCTGTGAGTAATTCTTTTGCTTCTTCGAAGTCACCAACAATAATTTCCCAACTTTGAGTCCAGCCAGACTGTGCGGCTTCCTTTAATGTGTCAAATAACTGAGTAAATGTCTTTACTTTGGTAGCGGCATCATTTGCTGTCTGACCCATTTTGATTATTGATGCTATCTGTTCGTCGGTATAGCCCATTGTTCTGAGCTGCTCCTCATTTAAGTCACCGGTAAACTTCGATAATGTCTCTGTTAAGATATCTGATGTCAACCAGCCTTTACTAAGAGTTTCTCTAAATGATCCCTCATCTTCTATCATTTCATCAATAGCAATTCCGTGCACTCTTGCGGTTTCTTTTAGAGCGTCCTGGAATACCTGACCACCCATACCGGCATTTACAACTGAGTTCCAGTCCTGTAATTTTACTGTTCCAGCTGCCAAAGCCTGTGATAACTGATACATTGCTGTGCTAGCCTGCTGTGAATTTGAACCAGACACAGCCGCAAGGTTTGCGATACCTTTAATTGCGGCAACAGAAGTATCCAAATCAACACCTGCCGCTGTGAAAGTACCAATGTTACGTGTCATCTCCGTAAAATTGTAAATGGTCATATCTGCATAATGGTTTAACTCATCCAATGCATTATTGACCTGATCAAGAGTTGTTCCTTTTGAAGATGTATTTGCAAGAATTGTCTGAACGGCATTAATTTGAGTCTCATACTCTTCAAAACCTGTTTTTACAGGATCAATAGTCAATGCTGACACAATGCTCTTTCCAGCATTTACTGCTGAATTTGTAATATTTGCTAACGCTGTAATCGCCATAACCTCTAATGCTGAAAATTTAGCATTAACGGTTTCAACGGCATTTGATAATCCTGAAAGATTTATCTTACCAGAGGCTTTTTCTACACTTTCAAGTCCTTTTGTTGCTCCATCCATATTCAAACTCTTTTTAAGTTTGTCTATCGAAGATAAGCTTGTCTGAATATTGTTTTCAAACTGCTTATTATCAAATCGCATTTCAACGACTCTTTGGTCAACAGTTGTACTCATAGACTTGTAACCTCCTTCCACGCCGATTTAACAATGTCGTCAAAAATAGGCTGAATAGCAGGATTGATATAATCTCGACCCTGTACCCAGCCTCCGTTACGAGTTCCATGTCCATACTGCAAGATAATTGCAATTGGAACTCCATTTTGAATATTTGTGTTATAAAAGCTAATAGACACTGAATCCTTATCCTGCTTGATTTCGTAATTCCACGAATTTGCAGTTTTTCCAGTATCTCTCGGCGTAGCAGACGCAAGGGCTGCCACACCTTGGCGACCATATTTATCAAGGTCACCTATTTGTGCTACTTCTTTCACTCTTTCCAGATATCTGGTAAGCTTGTGGAAGTCGCCCTTTTGCCTGAAACTAATCATATATATTTACCCCTACTTAACTCTAATCTTCGTACCCGCATAAATCAGATCTGGATTGCTAATACCGTTGAGACGCACAAGATTGTCAACAGTAGTACCATTAGCAGCGGCGATTTTTGATAACACATCACCTGGCTGAATTGTATAGTATTTCTTTTCTGCTTCACCATTTACAATTCCCTGTACCTCTGAATAACGGTCTCCCAAAACCGCCTTTCTTGTATCACCATTACCGTACTTTCCAGAACGAACCTCATTTGCTAAATCATTAGCAGAAGCTTCATAGATATGGTTAATGAAACTCTGTACATCATCGTATCGTGTTCCAAGATTGTTTCTTCTGTCATCACCATCTCCAAATTCGCCTTTCATAGTTCTTTCAGCTAATTCAAGTGTGGAACCGTCTGGAGTATTAACTGCCGGCTGAGGTGTAGGTTCCGTTGATGTGCTCTCTCCATTTACAGCGGCATATGCTTTCCAAGCATCAGCATCACCGTAAAACTTATCGAGGTCGAGATCTCCGTTGTATCCGTTAATTCTACCTACTGAGCTGTACTGTCTAATAGCACATGCATAAGCCCCCTCATTCCAAGGTGTCTCCTGGTAGCCAGTTGGTGTGTAATCTGGATACTGTGCAATCCATAATCCGTAATCGCCAATTCCATCAATTCTTTCCATAGCACTCTTCTGAATATACACAAGTGGTTTTACACCGGTCTTAGAGAATACATAATCACAGAATCCTTTAACCCAATCGAAATCGTTCTCACCAAATGTTGGATTATCCTGTCCTTCCCAATCAAGACAAAGAATAGCTTCTCCGACGCGATTTCCAACAACATCAAGGAAATGGTTTGCCTCTGCAACATAATCGCCTCCCTCGGCATAGTGATAACATCCGACGAGCTTTCCATTTTCTTTTGCTTGCTGATACTGTCTAACAAAATCTTTGCTGACAAATCCAGTACCCTGAGTAGCTTTCATAATTACAAAATCAGCGGCAACAGCAGATAAATCAATACCTTCCTGCCAACCGCTGATATCAATACCATTAAGTTCCATAGTATTTCCTCCTATCCTTTTGAATGAAATCTCTTTCTATTTGCAGCATTTATTGCAGCGTGCTGACGATACAGTTCCTGCTGGCTCATTTTCTTTTTAGGTTGATTCTTCTCGTTGAATACCCTTATCAAAGTAAGCAATTTGTTCAAATGCCATTTCTGACATTCCATAGGAATATTGAAACTAATCATCCAGTAATAAATAAGTTCCGCTGTAATCTGCTCACGATTTGTTGTTACTTTCTTTTTTGTTTCAGTGAACCAAGTAGCAGTCATTGGTAACGCAATATACCGGTTCACTTCTTCTATGTTTGCTATTGTTAAATAGTTGTAGCAATCATCTGGTACATTTTGTGTAATGGTCATACATCGCACATAGTCGATAATTTCCGCTGTAGTTTTATCTTTCTTGTTTATAAAAGGCTTATTCCACTTGGCTTCCCATTTAGCAACTGAAACCAGAGAATGCTCTAACTGTAATTTTTGTTCCTTTGTATAGATGAACTGTTCATTCTTTTCATCCCATAATTCAACTGAAGGTATTACGATATTAAGCATCTGTACACCTCCCAAATGAATTTACTGTGCCGTTCCAGAAACAACTGTTAAATTCTTATTCTCTGCTGCTAACTGTGCCGCATCATCCTTAATCTGAGGAATGATTGCATTGATAAAATCAGAAGCAGCATTAACATCTCCAGATAAGAATAATCTCTGAAACAGCACGTCATATGCCGGTGATTCCGTGAATGCTTTGCTGATTTCTTCTCCTTTTTCAAGCCTTCTTCCATCTGCCGACTTGATGCCGTATGCAGATAAGATAATCTTCTTAAATGAAGCCATAATTTCTGGAACATTCTTGGCATTTACAATTCCCATAAGGTACTCAGCAAGACCACCAGGCATACTTACCTCTAACTCCGTAATCTCTGTTTTGCTGAGATTAAAATAGTGGTCTTCTGTTCTTTCTGTCCCGTTGAAATCAACGTAAGTAATAGTTTCTTTATGCATTTTGAATTTCTCCTTTCAAATAAAAAAGCGACGCCAGCCGAACTGAATACGTCGCATAGACTGAATATTTAATTAACCTTCTGTTGTCATCATAGAAATGATTTCATCAGGCATTGGAAGTCTTGGCTCTGTAGATCCAGAATCATCTGTTCCATAAAGAATACCTTCCAACTTCTGGAGTTTGGTAGCATCAACCTTTGTTGAGTCGAATGTCATTGTAGCTGTTGCTTTAAGTTTCTTACCTTTAACAGCCGCAGTAACTTTAACAGGTGTTGCACTGTATTCCCAAGACATAGCCAATGGCTCTGGACTTTCATTTACAGATGAGTTCTGTTTCTCTGATGGAGAAGCAAGGCATCCCCATGTTAAGTGAAGTTTATAACCATGGTCATTTGACTCTGTATCATTTCCGAGAATAGTCTTATACGCAAGACCAAATTTCTTACGGTTCTGCTGACCCGCATATACTCCTGGTGCAATCTCTACAGAACCATCACATTCGGCGAACTCATCCGGAGCCATATATGCTTCAATAGTTCCGCCAGCTGTTTCGGCAGACATAAGATTAAGATATTCAATGTTATCTGCATATATCTTATTTGACTCTGCTCCTCCAGGACTGTCTGTAATAGAACTCACACCATTCCAAGCAACACCCTTTGTATAGCCATTTGTCTGAAATGGATAAAGAGCGACTTCACTAACACCAGTTTCAAACAATCGCTCGCCTTCATTATCCCATGTAAGTTTTGACATGTTGATTTCCTCCTAATAATAAATTTCATATACTGTGTGATTCAAATTGTCCTTGGTGTAGGCTGTATTGAATCTGCACATTGGTAATTCAGATATTTTGTCTACTATATCGCTATCCGGATTGCTGTCTATGACTGTTACAGAATAACGATTTGAAGACAAATAAACCCTGTCATCGGCGTGCCTCTTATCTTTTCCATTAAGGGCATACACAATGGCAGGGTATTTCATACTAACTGATGCTGGTGGCTGAAAATAAGCTCGACACTCTTTTCCTCTTTCGGGGCAAGCTAATATACCACAAAGAACACTATGTAGTTTAAGTCGTCTGCTCATTATAAACCCCTCCAACCGTCAGAATTAATCGTGGATACTGAACTTCTACGCTCGTAATTTTCCACTTAGCTCCCATAAATACGATATATCGCATATTTTGGAAATTCTCATAAGCAAATGGGTCAGCAATAATACTAAACTCATTTGAAATATTGATGTTATCATTAAGTGATGTTCCAGTTTCGTGCTGAGCCTTACTTCTATTGACATCACCATAATGGTTATGCTCTACAATATGGTCTGTCCATACACCGGGAGCTGTTTCTTCTGATACGGAATAACCAATTGCTCCAAAAAATTTACTCATTTTGAAATTTCCTTTCTACGATTTATCTTAGCCTGCTAAGCCACCAGTCTGCTGACCCTTAGTATCTGTGACATCCTCCTCAATGGCAATTGCTGAGTAGACTCTTGTAAGAGCTCCAGAGCAGCGTGTCTCAAGAAGTGATTTCTCCTGGTTGAAGTCGATATCGAACTGAGTGAAGTGTGTAATCTCTCCGCCCTTTGTCGCTCCAAGAGAATAATCCTGAAGATTTACGATAAGAGCAATAAGCTTCTTTGTCTTTCCATCAGAAGTCTTTCTTGTCTTATTAGCGAACTGCTCAGCTGTATTAATGCTACCAACATTTAACGCTGTAGCAAGCTCAGCCTTAGAAGAGTAGATTCTTCTACCGTTCAGATCTCTTGCAAGAAGCATTACATTTGCCATATGAGGTGTGCAGTATAAGTCTGGTGTACCAGTTCCCTTATAGTTCTCTCTTGCATAGAGTAATGTCTGTACCGTTGCTTCAGCGTACACATAGTTATCACCGAAGTTTGCTCCTGTATTTGTTCCCTGAAGCTCAGCCTTCATAGTTGTAATATCGAGATCGGTATGAATTGTGTAAAGGTCGTCATCAAGCCAGATTGGTCTGATATGCTCTGGGAAGATTTTATCCTCTGCACCATCATCACGACCGTCACCAATCATAATTGCCTTAGCAAGCTCCTCGTTAAGGTTCATACGGTCAATGCTGTACAGATATGCAACATAATCGAAATCGGTGATATCAACAATGTCATCTCTGTTAAGTGCATTCTTTACATAAATAGTCTGTGGGTCTGTTGTTCTTCTTACAAGATTGAAGTTTCCTGCTAACTTCTTCTGCTTTCCTTTCTGGTAGCCATGAGCTTTAAGAGTGTCAATATTTCTGATATCAGCCTGTGTTGTTCTGATTCTTGACATAGGTGACTTATGTACCTTAGAAATAACAGTACTAATCCAACCCTGATCATTAGTAATAAGCTCCGGTGCACCAGGTCTTACCTCTGCATACTCTGGGAAAAGCTTAGAAAGGTCTCCTGTTGCAACACCACTGCTAGTTGCATCATGCTGAAGTGCATTCTCCTCTGCATACATCTGTAATGCATTCTTAAAAGTACCAACTGTTCTCATCTTTGCTGTCTCAATTATAGCTACCTGGTCAGCATGAGAAAGTGTGTTATCCTGTGCCTGTGCACTGTTCTCAAATACGTTATGTTTCATCGCCATTTTATCATTTCCTCCTTCATTATCATCTGAGTTATCATTGTTTTCATTATCTTCCATAATTGTCCCGATAACGGCATATACAGCAGTCTTCTGCTTTTCTGTAAGTGAGTCAAAGACATCTTCTACAGTCTCATCATCTTCCGGACGATCCTTAGTTTTTTCTTCGTCATCTGGTTTGTCATTAGAGTGCATAAACACTGTTACACCCTCGTCATAGCAAACAATTATTCCAGAACCATCCTCTCCATGAGCAATTACATCATCAATAAAAGCTCCAGGATTAGCCCCAGCAATTACAAGACTAACTTCTCTGATTAATCCATGGATTACATCAGAGCCTTTCTGCATTAACTGATTTGCAAAGATTGACAATGACCTCACATCGCCATGCTGCACCAGTTCTTTTGCAGTCTTACCTTTTTCCGTATCGTTAAATTCACAATACGCATATACACCATCTTCGCGATTTTCAAGATGTGCTAATCCAAGTACATCATCAACATCATGGTTGTGATTCCAAACAAGTGGAACTGTTTCTCCATTCTGTGACTTGAACGCATCTTTCTTAATTACACGACCATCGGTGCAAGTGAGATTATTTCGTGTGGCATAGCCACCAAAATCATACTTCATTTTGAATTTCTCCTCCTATATCTTGATTTTCATCATCAGTCTGAGTTGCGATTCCAGAGTCAGATTGTGATATGTTACTATTTCTCAATTCATCCGCCTTAGGGTCATCAGATGGTTTCCATCCAATTACCTGACGCATTTCATTTGATGATGCTACTTCATTTCTCGTAAACTTGTCCGTTATCTCAGCAATTTCACTTATTGGTACAAGTTTGAATGGGTCTCTAAAGAACTTGATCGATTTGTTCTTTGTACGGGCGGTCTTTGTAAGGAACTTGCGTTTCATTTCATCAACAATCGCTGACAAAATTGGTTCTATTGTTCGATTGTAGTAATTAAGCATTGTCTTCTCGTCAGCCGTTCCATCTAATATGCTCTGAGTGATACCTAACTGGCTATATAGCATACTCGTCAAATATTCAATCTGCTTCATCAGATTATTCTCAACCGAACGATTTAACTGTGTAACATGCTCCGTTCCATCAATATACGCAATTCCATACTTTGAGCCGGATAACTGTTCTTCTATATCTTTCCTTCGAAGTTCAGCCTGCTTTCTTCTTGCATCTGATTTGATAACATATGGCAACTGGATAATTAAATCTAATTTTCCAGAACTGCTCTGTTCATCAACAGCATCCAACAGATTCAACTTTCGAACCAATCTCTGCATTGTAGAATTCGGTTCATTAATAACGGCATAAAGTGGGTTTTCAATAATTGCTACGTTTCTCTTAGGCATAGTAATTGTCTGCTTTGTACCTGTCTGTTCGTTATATACCTCCAACTTTACATGCTGTGGATACCAATCAACTACTTTTCCTACTCGCATGGACGTTATATCAAATCCGTTAGATATATCTGGGTCAATTGTAGTGTCAACAGGTACTATCGCTACAACACCTTCATCCATCATTGACATAACTACATCCTGTATGAATGCTCTTCCTGTCTGGTCAAGATTTGCCTCTAATGATAAGCAATCATTAAGTCCAGATTTTATAACATTTAAAAACCGCCCTTCATCATCCAACTGAACATGCTGAATGTTAATGGCGGCTACATCTAAAGCTATTCGATTGTAAACAGAGGTCACGATAGAACGCTCATTTCCTCTTGTGAGTCTAAATCTATCTGGTCGATATGCATATCCTCCACTTATACCATACTGATAATTGGCAGTGGGGGCTCGATTCAGAAATGCATTCCAGGCGTGTTTCAGTCTGGAGCCAACTGTTAATTCCATTTTGAATTTTCCTCCTTATTCAAACATATCTCGATTGAGCTTATATGCGACATAGGCATCCATCATAGCTGCCACTGCATCAATTTTATCAACATATCTTTTCTTTAACAATTTACGGTTTCCGTTAGTATCCTCTAAAGTAATACAGTTTCCCATCGTAAATGTCATAAGCTCTTCATCGAACAGAAGCATTCTATCTTCTGATAATTTCTTTAATTCTCCAAGTGGAACTGATTCTGTCTTAGCTCCCTGGATTACTTTTTCTACACCAAATACACCATTTTCCTGTGTCCAACGTTCTACGAAATCTTTTGCGTTATATGGGTCGTACCCAAAACACCTTACATCGTAACCACTTTCAATAATGTAGTTATCCAAATCTTCATATACATCCATTATATCCAGAACAGTTCCTTCCATAACAATAAGACTACCTTCTTTAATGAACTCTTCATACTTCAATCTCATTGCAGACTGTAATTTCATTAATGTTCTCTGTGTTATGTAATTTCGTGTCTTTACACCAAATGCGCCATTAGATAATGGAAACAGAAACGTAAATGCACAGAAGTCATCTCCCTGTGATAGATCTCCACCTAAAGAGCATGGCAACTGCCAAAAATCTCTTTTTCGATGTGGCAGAGTTTCTTCATATGTGAAGTAATACGTATAACCTTCCATCGGCAGACCAAATCGTTTTGCAAGTATATCATTTCTTGCTGCTGGGGCTTTCTCTGCTCTTTCAACATCAAGCTGATATGTTTCATAGCTGACTGTCTTTCCTAAGTTTGGATTAGCCTTCAACCACATATCTGGATTTGAAACTTCTTCGACAGAATCAAGTTTGTACCACCAGATAGAAACATGAGGGTTAATATATTCGCCTTTTAGGATGTCTTGCAATTCCATTTTGATTGTATCGCCAGCTCCGTTACGGACTGTACCCTCAGAGCTAATAGCAACAATCAAATAATCATCCACCTTTGATGCACCCTGTTCAATAGCACCAATTACATCTTCTCTGATATCTCCGGATAACCATTCATCAACAGTTGCAATCTTGAGCTGCAATCCCTGTAGCTTGTCTATCCTCATCGGACGAATTTCCAATAACGAACCGGTAAGAAAATTTTCTATTCCTTTCTTGGTCGATGCCAATTTAACTCTATTGGCTTTTGAACCACTGGTGTTCATTATTGAGCCATCTGTAAGAAATTTATAGAATGGTCCTCTTGAACGCGTAATAGCTGTACGAATAGGTGATAAGACTTCTTCTGCCTGTTTCATTGTTGGTGCGGTTGTAATCTGGTGTGTTGTCGTGATATCGACATTGAGAAAATAGTTCTGTAAACAAGAACCATACATAGATTTTGCAGCGCCTCGTGCTACTATAAGATACTGTTTGTTAATAAGCCTCTTTCTGATATGCTTTTTAACGTAATGCCCACCATGACCATCTTCCGACGGTTCATAGACACTTCTTTCAACAAAATAATACCAGCCAAAAATTTGTTCAGACCATACTTTAAATGAATCAAGAAGATTCAGATCTGAACCGTCAGTAAGTGTTAATTCGTTTTCGCAGTATAAGATAAATCCTTCAACTGCTTTGTCATCGTAATAGACTCCAGGATTTGCAATAAGGTCATCGATACGGTTCATCTCCATAGAGATTTCCTTATTAACTGGTATCTCGCCTCGAATAACGGCATCACGAAACATGCCGTAATATTTGGGGACGGCTGTGTTTGATAATGCCATTTTGAATTTTCTCCTTACTTTCCTCTAAGTTCCTTAATACTCAAAGCTATAGCTAGCGAAGAGCCAGTAACCGTTAATACATCACCAGCAACGGAAAGAACATTTTTAACACATTCTCGTCCCTTAGATATCTTTGGTTCTTCAACTTCTGAAAACAATTTTTGATACTGCTGCTCAAGTAATTCACGATTAATTCTGTCTCGCATTTCTTTATCAGACATATTTGATAAATCCATACTTTTTCGCTTAGATTTCGGTCGCGTTTCGCTTTCCATTGATTTTAGCTGGCGAACCATAGACGAACTTGTGTCAACGATTTTTTTTTTTCGCTCAAGATCTTCCCTTACCCATCTGTTAGGGTCTGGATTACTTGTATCGATTCGGTTATCTTTTTTCTTACCAAGATTTTCTCTTACATCTCTATCATATCTTTTCTGTCCTTGAGGTGTTAAAGAGCCATCTTTGTTCTGATAACGGCGAACGCCCCATCTCATACCTTTGATACCGCGGTGTTCTAATTCATTATTCATTTTGAATATTCACCTCCCTGTCTCTTTGCAAATGAAAAGAGACTATGTTTCCATAGTCCCTAGTCATTTTAGATTATTTTATTTTGTGAAACGTTTTAATAGTAATAACACAAACTCACTTTTTTTATGTCTCGGCATCTTAACTGTCGGAATAATATTATAATCCCTAAGTAATTCAAACTTATCAACATAACCATTTTTTCTAGCTAATAAATCAAGACTTCTCTTTGTTCGTTTCATACATTATCACCGTCCTTTTCATAAAATAGAATGATTTAATTGCGTGTAATAAATTATAGCATACTCGAAAGTAATATGTTACTTTTTATTATTTGTCATTTTTAATATCTCTTCTCTTGATAATGCAGAATTCGGATGTTCTTTTAAGTAATCTCTAACTTTTTGCTCATTAGATATACTTTGTACTACTGCCACACCTGCTGTATATTGAGCTGCTGTTTTAGCTAATGATTTAGCAATAAGCTCTTTTGTATATTTCTTTACATTTTCGTCAATTTCAGCATCAGATAATTTTCTACTTCCTATTTTTTCAACAGCATCCCGACCAAAGAAAATTGTCGGACTTTTAGCTATTCCTTTATAACCGCTATATCTTGTGTCGTTTATATCCAACAAAGCATTGTATCCATTCTTTTCTAATTCTGAATAGAATTGTTTATGTATCCCTTTACTTTGAAATTCTGGAGTTGCTAATGCTTGATTAAATCTATCATAAAATTTCTTAGGATTATTCTTTAATAGATTATCAGCATTCTGTCCGTAATTAGTGTTTTTAATGGTATCTAAAACTTCATTTTTGAATGAGGAATCATTACTCATTTTTTCATAAAAAATCTTTCTAGCATTATTTACTGATGGAATTTTGACATCTTTTGCAACTTTTATTTTGTTTTTATAAATGCCATCATATGAATCTCCCAAAGCCCGCTTTGCCATCACACGTTTTTCATTTGGGTATAGCATTCCATATGCTCGTTTATCATGTTTATTTACTGCTGCAAAGAATGGTGTATCTTTGAATGTCGCCTTACCATTTACACCAATATTTTGAATCTCTTTTCCAGACTTTATAACTTTGTCACAATAATCTTGACCTATACGTGTAGCAGCCTTCTTTGCTACAACTGCAATTGTAATACCTCCAACTACAGCTAATGCAGCTTCTGTTCTCATTCTTTGACTTGCCATTGTCTTTGCTGCCGTTTCCGAATAGCCTTTTTTAGAATATTTATTAATCAAATTCTGTCTATGACGCTCAATTGGGTTTTTAGTCTCACTGTCGTCATATCTTTTCTTCCCTGCATTTGTTAAGGAACCATCTTTATTCTGATAACGACGAACACCCCATCTCATACCTTTAATTCCATGGTGTTCTAATTCATCGTTTTTTTTTTTGATAACTCATTCATTCGTTCACTTCCCTTCAGTTTCATTCACAATTCGTAAACGACACTCATATTCATTAATCTGAGCTTTATAACACTCCATAACAGCTGAACTCATAGGTGGGTCAAATAATAATTTTACCTTCAACCACACATAAGATTTTACAAGCTGATACAATCTCATATCTTCAATAAATTCAGACCATTTATTATTCTTATCCTCTATCATAAAGCCATCTGATGGACCGATACCTAACTGAGTTAATATGGTAAATACCGAATTTATGTGCATAATTATGTCTGCATCGAAAGCATCATACTCCTCAGTTAAGCCAAGTAACTTCTTCACAGAAGTCAATATACTATCAGAAATATTCTCTGCTGCCATACAGTTACTCCTTTTCAGGATAGGTAATATTAATAAAATCAATCATGCAATAACCATCTCCTGTTTCTGTATGAACCGAATAGAAACCATTAATGACGTTATCATTTAAAAGTTCCACGACAGTACCACATGGAATTGTCCCTATTACATCAGCTTCTTCATTTGGTTCTTTTCTAACCCTCAACTGTCCACAGCTTTCAACAGTTCCAAGAATTTTAATCTCTTCATTCTTTGCATTAGCATTTGACGATTCTGCTGTCTGATTTACTTTTTTTTCTTCACTCATAAGTAACCTCCTTCTATTGTCTCCATGGACATGTGTCATTTTTTCTTCTCTCTACAGGTGCATGTGGTAATAAACTTGAATCGCCATAATGTATAGCATTGTGAGTATTCAATACTGTTGATATCAGATACTCCGGATTGAGAATGTCATCATTTCTATTTGCAATGTCCTCTGGTGTAATTGGATTCATATGGTGAATAATAATATTTCCTTGAATTTCATATCCCTCACAAGCCAAATCACATCCTCTATCTCTGACAATGATTTCGTTTCTAAGTCGTTTCCACTCTTTTGAGTTATAAAAAATTTGATTCAAATATCTATCAAAACCAAATGTCTCTATTCCAACAGAACCATCTAATTTCAAATATTCAAATCTTTCTTGAAATGTCGGTAAACGGGTAAGCTCAGTATACGTTTTAATCATCCCACTCATACTCGTCACTCTCCCTTTGTGAATCCTGTCCGCTGTATCCTCTGAAAGCATCAAGTGCATTCTTGTATAATTCCTCTGCCTGCTCTGAAGATTGAATACTTTTTGTTTTTGCTTCTGTTAGAGCTAACTCTTTTTTTGTCTTCTCTAATTCAAGTTCTGCCTGCTTTGTTCCGAGCTTTAAATAGTGAACAATAATTTGCGATGGTGCCTTACCAGACCTCATTAAATCCTCAGCACAATCAGTTGCAAGAGAGATCATCTGTTTCTGTCTTGCTTCTGGTGTGATTGCTGGTCGCATTCGCTGACTGGCAGTATCAGAAGATGAGTCTGGCTTAACTTTCCTCATAGTTACCGCCTCCTTTTAAATAATTTCAGCACACTTTATATAAAGTTTCAGCAGGGTTTTAAAGAGTTTACAGAGACTATTACTACACTCTTGTATATGAAAGGAGACAACCTTTAAAGATGAGCCAGCCACCGCTCAGTAATAATCCTATAAACTCTTTAAAACCCTGCTGATATGTCAGAACATTTTTCAAAAATTTCCCTCTGGGGAAAAAATAAAGACCGCCGCGATATGGGTGGGGGTATGTTTTTTAGACATCCCCCTACACCCTTAGACAGTCTGCGTGATTTTTAGTGTTTTCTTCACTTTCTTGTATATGTTTCTAAAATCATATTTGATGATTTCGTCTATCGCTCTTTCGATCTCTTTGTCATTCTCTTCATCCGATAGCTCATCCGATGTCCTTGCGATGCGACCAAGATACGATGTCGAGTGATAGCCTTTCTCCTCGTCATATAGCATCCATTCGGTGAACTGGTCGAACGGATCATAAGGGTTGTCAATTGTAGTCAATGCACACTTAGTTACATCCATTCTCTATGTTCACTCCTTTCCATTCAGATACTTAGATACAGTTGAAGTAGATACCCCTAAAGCTTCTGCTATTTCAGATGTACTGTAGCCAGATGCAGATAGAGCTGAAATTCTACCCTGTTTAGCTGTACTGAGTGATGTTGTGGCACGAGGAGTAGCCTTTTGTCTGACAACATCAATGTTAGTATTGTTTAGTATCTGTGTTAGCTTGTTCTCACTGATAGCACCAGCCTGTATAGCCTCCCATTCCTTATCAGTTATATCTATAGAAGTTCTCTTAGCTCCTACAGAATTACGAGCTTTCGATAGAGCTTGCTGACTCGCCTTCTTAATTTCAGCCTTTGTCATATCTGGGTTGTCTCTTTTCTTAGATTGAACCTCTGCATTGGCAATAGTCTGGGCTTGTCTTTCACGAGGGGCGTTCATTAAAGCAACATTTAATTTTCCCATAAGGGAGTCTACTTCAGACTGATAGGTTGCTTTTGCAGAAGCAGAATAGGCAATCTTTCCAGTATTAACTATTTCTCTTCTTGCTTGATTTGCTAAAGACTTCATAGAATTTGCATATTTTGCATACGCTTCTTCCTGTGGGGTGCCGGATGATAATTCTCTTGCATCCTTAACTTCAGCCATCTTTGTACTCTTCTGGGTACGAATTTTTATTTTTCCATCTTTGTCTGTGTATGTCTCTTTAACTTCTTTGTAATTGAGAGAACCATCTTCATTGATAGTAGGACTTCCTTTTCTCTTTAATACAGAAGTTTCAGATTTTGCTCTTGAGATAAGAGTAGACGCGCCTTCATGATAGTGACCATTTGAATCTGTTGTACCTTGGTATTTCTTCTTCAAAGTTGCAATGTCGTTATCAATTTCACTCTGCTTATAGTCAAGCTTATGTTTTTGAGCATCAATAACAACCATACTATGACGAACAGCTTTTGCTAATTCTGGTTCAGTAGCACCCTTCAAAGTCATATCCGTAATAAGGTTAGAAATCTTACCCATTTCAGTCTGAGTGTTTGTCATCCTTTGGTATGTTCTACCATTTCTGGTGTAGTATTCTTTTCCTTTAGAATCTACTTTTACAGGTTTACTAGAATCTGGACCATATGCATCCTTTGTATCAAAATCCTCTAATCCTTTTAAGGAATGTGTAGAAGTAATTTTTACTTTGCTCTTTGAAGAATTACAAGGTATTACCATTACGGTATCACCATCAAAGTCAGCTCCGGACAATCTATCAGCATTCTTTTTATTAATACCAATGGCATCAGCCGGAGTATTACCAAGAACACTCTTTCCTTCAGCTAACTTATTATTTACTTTCAAAATTGGTATCTCGAAAGTTCCTCCATGAGGATAACGAATTAAGGCAACTGTTTCACCATCTTTATAGTTTGGTGCATAAACCTCATTATCTTTAATGGTTGTCAATGGAAGTATTACCTGATATTTCTGTCTTGGTAATGCCGCTGCCTGCAAATGTACAGCAGCTGAATCACAATCATCAGCAAAGGATTTCAATAAAGTTTTCTTTACTGTAGGATTGGTTAATGAACAAATCTCATCAAATTCAGATTGCTTATCTGCCGTTGCTAGACCCAACTGTTTTTTAATAAGAGATAAACTCTGTTTTGATAAGAACTGAGATGGAAGTGTTTTACTCCATTCACCCCAATCTCCTTCTTCGGCTCTCTTATTGATTAAAGACAAGCTCTGTTTCTTTCCAGTTACGGGGTCTGTATACTTTCCCTTTGGATCATCATAATAACTTTGACCACCGTGTTCCTTTATCAAAGAACCAAAAGGATTATCAGGGTCATTCTTAATATCCTTAAGAACTTCCATTTTAGGAACTGATTTTGATTTATTGGTATTGAAAATAACATCAACTCCATCTGGCATATCATCGGAATAGACAGCCATTCCCTTTAGATATTTCTTTCCATCTACCATTATTCGAACCTGTGCGTAATGCGAATCGCCTAATGATAAATCCTGGACTCCTCTACGAAGTTCTATAACACCATCTTTGTTAATACCACCATCTTCTTTGTATCTGATTGCAAGTCGATTAGAATCCATACTAGAAGGGTATTCAAAGCCTTTTCTAAAAGATTCACCACCATCATAAGAAATATAATCTTTTACAGAATGTACATCCTCATAATTATAAATATCCTTATGTTCTGTTCCAGGAGGACAGATTACCTTTATGTTTGTCTGTTTTCCAGGATTAGTAACCTGTGGAACTCCACCTCCATAAATCGGATAACCTTCCATTTCCAAAATATAAAGAGCCTGGTTAAGTTTCTCTTTCGATACTCCAAGTTCTCTTTCAACTCCGGTACCGACATCAATCATACCTTTTTCATCAATAAGTTTTCTAAGAACATCAGCAGTGGCTTTCGCCTGGTTCATTCTGGCTTCTGAATTTTCATTCAATAAAGACCTTACAGATGAGTCATTTGCAAATCCCATCTTGTCAGCGATTTCATTCAAACTGTAACCTTTTTCTCTAAGGTCTTTGGCTGTTGCAACCTGCACTGCTCTTCTTTCATCTTTAGCTAGACTCATTTGTGTTCTAAGCTGAGTTGTTGTAAGCCCCATAGTCTTAGCAATATCTGTTTCGCTCATACCAGACTTTTTCAAAGACTGCACACGACTCAGAAAGTCTCCGCTATGCTGATAAGGGTTATCTCCAGAACCCCATGGATATCGACCAGATCTTCTGGCAACACCGTAATGCATAAGCATATCATCTGAAATTTGAGATAATACTTTAGCTATTCGATTCATCGATTAACCCTCCTGTTCTTTTATTTTTCTTATAACCTTATCGAAGGTAATAATTTTATCCATAATTGGAACGATATCTTCTGCTGTTGGATTATGATACAGAACTTCGTTGTTCTGATAGATTCTTAATTCCATATCAATATCAGCAGGTTTTACTTTATATTCCAAACAAAAAAGAGCAGCATAAATCATAAGCTGCTCCATGTGTGCTGGAATTACACCTGTCTTCAAATCATGAATTCTAAGTAATCCAGATCTGTATGAAATTGAGTCTGCTGTTCCAAAACAGTTTTCAGAATAAAATAATGTCTGCTCCGGTATCATCTTATAACCAATGGCATCATTAACATACATATTCAAAGTTTTTTGTGATTTTGGTAATTTCTGTCCCAAAGAAATACACTGTGCAGCAAATGCATGCAACACAGTACCTTTCTGAGTAGCAAGAAATTTCGAATAGGCATCGGCAACTTTGTCTTCGCTGTAATTAATCCAATGATATTTACTAGCTCCTAGAAAAGCGTGCTGTCCCTCAAGATTGGAATGATTGTTGAAGTTCATATAATACTTCCTCCTTGTTCTCTGGACAAATAAAACGAGAAAAAGACATCCTGTTCATTTGTTCCACATAATATTCTTGATTAGGCTGTTTATTAGCCGACGCGCTTTTCTTACATTCCAAAGAAGCCCACTTATCATTATAAAGAATTAGCAGGTCTGGAATACCTTGAATATAACTCGCATCATTCTTCATAACGATGCATCCAGGAAAAAGTTTCTTAAGCTCTTTGATTAAATTAGCCTGGAATTTGTTTTCTAACATTTTGTAAGCTCCTTTCACAAATATCAAAAGAGAAAGCGAATGCTGTTAAAAATGCATATTTTACCTCTCTCCTCATAAAAGGGAATGTATTTTTCGCGCGCAAAAAAATAGCATAAAAAAACAGAGACACAATTAAGCATCTCTGTCTCAAAAAAAAATATATTTAGCTGTTATTTCTCAGATACCTTATCAGTATCCATATCAACCAAAGACCTCCTGCACAAATTGTCAGCACCAAATCAATAATTAATCCAGCTGTATCACGCTTCTTTTATTCTTACTCATCTTTATGTTTTCCTTTCTTAACAACATTATTAACAGTATCTTTAGCTTTATCCACTATAATGGAAATTTGTTCTTTTCTATGTTCTTTATGCTCTTGTTTCATCAAAGCTTTTTGCTCTTTCAATTCAGCCTTAACTTTTTCCTTTTCTTCAAATATCTTTTGACTGGCATCTATGACTTCTTGAGTTATGTAGTACAACGTTATATATTGACCAACTTGAACTTTCTTACCACCTTTAGGATCTGTTTCAATGATTTGATTATTTATGTAATTACGAAATTTAATATCCGGATGCATACATTTGCTAGTCAATACTTGAAAACCATGTTCTTTCATTTTTAATGCAACATAATCTACATCCAATGGAAAATTTGTCTTATATAATTTGGGCATGGTTATAAAACCATCTTTACTTTCATTAATTTGTTTCTTAAGCTGAGTAAAAATCAAATCTATGAAATTCTTAATATAAGGTTTTACAGCTTCAAATACAACATATCCTATTGCGCCAACTGCTCCCAAGGCACCGACATTATTTCCTTTATTTCCTCCAACAGGCTTCTTAATCTCTCCCACAATATTTGCTCCTCCATATCAAAAATATATACACAGAAACGCAAAATAAAACGTGCGCCCCATTTGAGAGACGCACCGAAAAAGGCATCCCCCATTGTTGCTACACAATCTTGCTTTCCGTCTAAGGGTACAAGTAAAGAGAGAATGCACTTTTTGCCAAAGTCATTCCCTTAAACGTTTAGCAATATATGATTGTATGACTCTCAAATTATACCATAGCTGAAATTAAATTTAAAGTCGCTTCTTGAGCTGGAACTACCTTCTTGGACAAAAACCCAAAAATTTTTGTTAATTATATATATTTATTAAACTTTTTCTTCGCATTAGAGTTGAAAAAAAAGTGGGTTTTTGACCAAAGTTGGATATCCAAGAATTCAGAACCCGCATAAATACTGGGTTTGCGGGCATTCGGTCTATGGACAAAAACGTTTTAAAAAGTGGGCAGAAAACCCAAATTTTTGACCAAAGTTGGATATCCACTAAATATTTTTCGCACTTTTGCCCAAATTTTTTAGTCTCTGCCCGTTTTTATTTTTCCAAAAGTGGGCAGAAAATGACCAAAAATGATTAAATGGATATCCAAGAATTCAACCAATTTTTATCAATTTACCCGGTATGTCTCAGTAAATTATGCTGCATTCTTAGTCCTCTTCTTAGAATTTCAGCCTTTGGCATACCATATTCAGTCGATAATTCATCTAAAATCGACTCCTCACTGTCCGACAAACGCAATCTATACTGCTTATTTTTTACTTCTCCGTCGTCTCTAGGCGGTCTTCCACGCTTATCCACCTGCAAATTCACCTCCAAATCTTAAAAATTTCTTCTGTGATACGGCATATTTCTGCGGAATATTGGAATATATGTATACTCTGCACGAACATAAAAGTCCCTATGACATCGATAATCTGTCACCTTTATAGGCTTTCCAGGCTCAATAACCTTAGATAATTTCCCGAAAAGTTCCTTTATTCGTTCAGCAAATTTTCTAATAACTTCCTTAACTCTTTCCCACACATCACATAATGTCTGTAAAATATCATCATATTCCATAAGTTACCTCCAAATTTTACCTGTTTTACAGTCTTTTATAGCAATTCTTCCTTCAATATGAAATCCAGCCAACTCACATATAGTAAATATAGTATTTAAAAGCTTGTGAAAACGTTCTTCATCCTCTGTTGATGCTTTACTTTCCACCGGTGCTTTCTCTACATTATTTATTGCACTATACGCAGTTGGGTCCGGATAACCTTCTGGATTTCTGTAACCGAACCCACTAATCATACGCATTTACTTCTCCTTAATATTTTTTGCTTCTAATGAATTTACAAGAGCATCGATATCATACATAATACCTTTTTCTGTATATGCCTTTACGATGTTTTTAACAGCATTTATTTTAGTCTCGTACTCAAAACAATCACAAATTCTCGTTGTTATGGTGTAAATGCAAATAAATGCTGCAAATAGAAGTATAATGATAGGTATTAATTCGTTAATTGTCATAGGTATTTTCCTCCTCTTTTTCACATAATAGAATTCCGTTGTCGTTTCCTTTTGGTACTGTTATTTGCGGTGACTGTAAACTTTTTGCTATACTTTTCAAACTCATATCTATAGACTTTAGAGTTTTTAAAATATCAGTATCATACTTATCATGTGTCATACAGTTGTCTCCTTTCCGTTATTCCATAAATTTTTATCTGTTAAATCCCACTCAAAAGTTGCTCCGCATAATGGACATTTTTCATCAATCTTACTAGACGAATGTTGAACTTCTCGTCCACAAATACAATATCCGTAAACTATAGAGCTTGTATGAGACTTCCAGTAATCTTTTACAGTAACTATCAAAATATCACTCCTTGTCCATAAGACTTCCCCTATATTTCATAAAATCAACAAGTTCTTTTTCTGATACTTTCTGTTTATTACATCCATCTATGCAAGTATCGCAAGAAATTCCACTTGTCAGCAACCACATATCACATCCATCACACGGATCTGGTTTCCTATGAAATATCTTTTTAACCATTCGAACATAATTAATCCTCCATTTTCTGAAACAATAGAATGTTGATAGCCACAAAAATATCGCACAGTAATATTTTCTCGTTCATAGCATAAGATAATATTGTTCCACACACAGAAATAATTAACAAACACAATGCATATTTACTATATTTGTTCATTCTTAAATCCTCCAGTAGTCAACTCTGAATATGGCAGCGCTTCAATCCACTTACAGAATTCTCGCCATTCATCTAGCTTATGATTCTTACGAGACTTATAAATATTCGCCAAAACCTCATAATTCATCATAACGTTGCGTGTCTGGTTATAGCTGCTCGGAAGAAGCTGAATCATCTGCCACCATGCTCCTTTATTTGATTTATCATCATTGTAGACATCCCTTATAAAGTTCAAGTGTTCGATGCTGTTTCTCAAATAATCTAGAGAAACAACACTGAGATGTTCACAACTAAAATCTTCAAGTGTAAATTCCTTCTCAGCAATCTTATGCATTGTACTGCAACTATTAGCAACCGCACCAACCTTATAAGTATCGAATTCTTTCCACCAATATAAAGGCGCTGTAATTCTCACATACACCGGCATCATCCTCATAAACTTTCTATGGTCTGTACCTGCATCTGATAAACGCCGCATGAGGGAGTGATCATTATCTCCTAAATGAAACCCATATCCAAATATGCTATTGTCACTATCACTCTTCTCCCACGAATTCATAGGATTCCTCATACCCTCAACAATAAACGCCATCTGCTCTGGACTTGCCAGAACTAAATGCTCAAATTTAATCATCTATGCCTCCTCCAATTCTTCAAAATGTTTTTCATATGCTTCTAAATCATAATGCATAAGATATTTCTTAGCTTCTTCCTCAGACAATGCGACTGCACAATTTTCATAATCTGTCTCATATGTCAAAAGCCAATGATTTTTTAAACTTCTGAATATCTTTACATTTTTCCCACTATATCTGAGCGTCATATTAAGCATTGTTCCTGTATATTTGTATTCACATTTTGTTGATATCAACTCCATTTTGGTAGTATCGTATTTAAGGCTGTTAATTACAAATATCATCTTTTTCATACCTCACTTTCTCTTTTTGCAACATGTCTTTTATACATTTACATCTGTTTCTATGCTCGCACATAATTACTGTGTTAGTGATCTGTAATTCATCGGTGTATACATGTGTTTTTTCTACATCAGCACAAAATTCAGGACAGTTTTCACAATATTCATCTACTATTAATCTAATCATAATTTCTCCTTATTCTTTAAAAGAAGCGTTGAATAGTAAGCTCCTGTGAGCTTGTTTAATATAGTATCCATCGCATTACATTTTGTGTCTGAAAGTTCGCTGTAACTAAGTAAAGTATCATAGCAACGTACTGTTCCTCTACAAAACCATTCGATATGTATCTTTAATAAACCTCCATAACGGTCATCCTCGCATATCGATATTTCTGAAAAAGGTGCTATTTCATACCAACGAGTTATTAGTTCAGCTTTAATCTCAATTAATTTCATCTTTTCTTACCTCTTTTCCTATGCTGTAGAATATAATCGCCATAAGCTGCGGGAGATATAGCAGTTTCTTTTTCGCGTTTCCAATTTCCATACCCCTTTCGTCCTGTCTTTAAATTTTGATCTTTAGTATACATTGTGCTTATATTATTGCTCATATATTTTCCTCCTCTTTCACAATCCCACGAAATTCAACCACTTCTTCGGAGAGGCTGACAAAATATCTTTTTCCTTGATATTCCACAATATCTCCGAAGTAGTTGATATCCATTTCTGGTCGTGAAGCATATGCGAGTACATTAATTTTTGTTGTTCGATTCACTATCTTTTCCTTTCTCTGTCCATCTTCACATCAATTGCTTTATGCATATCTTCTGGTGAGATATTAAAAATGGACTCCAGAAGTTTCAAGCAAATATAAGCATCTGCCATCTCTTCTATGAGTCCAATTCTGTCACCATAACCCCTAATTTGTTTGCTAACCTGCTGTATGAGTTCTGCAAATTCCTCCATAGCAATAGTGCAATTCAATTTCCAAGGTCTCTTATTTATGCTATTTCGTATAGCTCGTCTTCTCTCTTTATCAGAAAGTTCGATATTACTATTTAAACCTTGAATAAATCTAGTTCTGTTCATTCTCCGGCTCCTCTCTGAATTTTTCTTCCATCTCATCTAATTTGCTTGAAGCCTGTAATAGACACAAACAAAATACACTGAGAATAGAGCCAAAACCAAATCCTAAAAGGAAATTAATCATTCTTTTCACCAGCTTTCTTTAATTGCTCCGCAGCCTCTTTTCTTGCATCATATTTGAAAATATCTATCTCTTCAAACTTATTATCTTTCTTAGCAAAGAAGCGGTTAATCTTAACCTTTTCACCGTTTGGAGTAATCACATAAAATACACCAACTGTGTCAAAGTCTCCATTTTTTTCTGTATCATATAAGAAAGATTCACAATATACATAAAATGGTTTAGTTGACGGTACATAAGGCATACTAATAGGAAACATCTCATCCATAATCTTGTCAGCTAATCCGCTATGATATGTACTGTTCGGATCATGAATGCTCACACATACAGTCCTTGCTACATCGTTGTAACTAATTGAGCCGTCTTCTTTAACATGCTTGAACAGAGAACTCATTCGTTTGCACTGAATTGATTTCTCTCCATTTTTCTCAAAACTAGCACCGGCATCCCAAATATCATCAGTATCTACAATTGGCATTAATGGCTTTCCTGCAATTAAGCGGTTAAGAATATTTCTAGTAATTCCAATAATACTCATACCACTATATTCATCCTCCATAAGACTATCAAATGCCTTTAATGCACTCCTGTAGCAAGCACATCCATACTTAGAAAATCCGTCTCCGTCATCGCCAGATTTCTCATGTTCGCAAGCCAACTTTACTTCATTTTCAGCCCATAAATCCATAGATGTCTTTTTTCTACAAGAATATAAAGATACATTCCTGTCATCGATATAAACATTCGCGAATATCTTTCTTGTATCTCCACCGAACTCTGTAATAATTTCCGGAAGATTCTCATTAACAGCGTCAAAGATAAGTCCTTTCTCTGAACACCAGTCAACAGCCGCCTTTGTCTGCTCCTCGTTTCTACAAGTCCAAAGAATAACCTTATCCCCATTCAGCTGGCAATTCATAAGGAAGTCAATAAGTTCCATGTTCGGCTCACCAATCTCCGGGTATTTGTTCTCGCATAAAGTTCCATCAAAATCTACTGCAATAATGTTCTGTTTCATTTATTTTCTCCTTTCAGTTTTCAATCCATTCGTTATCGATATAGTAAAAACCAAATACACATAGTCCGATAACAATTATCCAAATCACCCAGAATAACCATAGTTCCCAATCGCTTTCCAAATAATCAACAGTTTCTTCAATGGTGCTGTTTTCATAAAATGAAGAATTATCAGATATGGTTTTATCCCGTAATTCAGTAAATATGGTTCCTATATATTCCGTATCAACTCCATAATACTTATGCCGGACATGACTTGATTCTTTTATAGTGTCAATATATTCAGTACTTGGAAACTCTACCTTGTTCGATGGGAAGATGTGTCCTAAAAATGTAATTTCCGAACATCTTTGTTCTTCGCTTCCCGCATAGTCCCAAGACCAATAAGTTTCAGTTCCGGTATGTGTCTTTCCTTTAGAATCGGTTGTAGTGACGGTTCGTGTATGCATATTGTAATGTTCCTCTATTTTTTCTATATACATATACTCCCCGTTAATTTCTGGATATGAAACAGTATTTACAGCCTTCAAATCTCCATAAACAAACGCATAACCGACGTTGGTTCTCATCCCATATCCAAACAGATCAGAGCTTTCGATTTTAATAGCTTTATTATACTTTTCGTTCCGATCCAGAATATAGTTTGAAATTCTACCAGAAATCACAAAACCAATAAGAAGCATCATTGCGATTATGGATATACTTGCCATAATCTCACGCTTAGTAATTTCAAAATCTCCAAAATCAAAGCCTCTATTTTTCATGGCATCAATCTCCAAATAAATTTTGAGGCGCATCTACAGGAGCACCATAATCAAGGTACTGATACTGCTGCGTTCCATATCCAGAAATATTTAAAAAGAATCTAGTAGGAAATTTTCTAACATAGCGATTGTATTCTTTAATCTGCTTGTTATAATTTTCTCTATACTCAGCAATTAAATTTTCCGTAATGGATAACTCATTCATCAGTTCCTTATAATTTTCATTAGATTTTAATTCCGGATATGCCTCTGTAACAGCAGCGATTGAAGTGGTTACATTTTCTATACTGGTTGCTTTTTCCCTACCCTCGACAATAGCTGTAAGTGTTTCAGCCTCATGCTTATCGTATCGTTTGACACAATCCGCAAGATTATAAACAAGATCGACTCGTCTTTTTTCCTGAACTTTAATGTCTGAATTAGCAGTGTTGACCTGTTCCTCCAATGCGAATGCTTTGTTTTGTGCTCCCTGAATTCCAAAAATACACATAAAAATAACCGCGACAATCCCAGCGGCCACGATAAGTACCAGTTTCCAATTTTCTTTAATTGCTTTCATCTCTATTTGTCCTCCTTAATAATCCCGATAAATTCCACTCGCTAGCATACGCTAAGATGTTTATTTTTGTTGTTCTATTCATAGTTCCTCTAAATATCAATCTCTAGGTTGCATGGCTGATTGATCCGCATACTGCAATGCCTGAAGTTTTTTCTTCATATTGTCTAAAATATACTCGACTGTGATTTTCGTTGTCTGCGCCAGTTTTATATACTTAGAATGTTCCTCGTACCACTTGAATATCTCATAGAGATTTCCACTCTGCCAACTGAATGACCACCAATCACAAATCATCTCCACAATATAATCGTATGGCATTTCAAGAATGGTCTCTAATTCTCCATTTTCCATATCATCATGAATAAGTATCCAATACTGCCAGTGATGTGGGTTTCTATGAATGTGTGTAAGCCATGCCCTTTGATAATCCTGGACAACTTTATAAGACCTGTTATTTCCATAAAAATATGCATCGTATGTGTTATACTCGTCTTCTTCGTCCTTCGACTTATCGTGAGCAAACTCAATCTGCCAGGCTGCATCTGAAATATCATTCGTAACATCTGGCAAATTCTCACATAGCCAGTCAAATCCTCTTTTAACATTAGCCCTATGATTTGCTAAATATTGGTCGTACTGGAAGCTCATTTTTTCACCGCCTTTTTCGTAATCAACTTTTCAAACAGATCCTTAGCTTCCGGACCGTCAATTGCATTGACAATAGTTACACCTTTATTCGGCAACTGTCTTCCGACACACAGCACACCTTCATTGGTTTTGTCATTATAGTCAATGCTTACTAAAACTGTATCTCTCATTATTGAATATCCTCCTTTCGGTACTTACTATAGTTAAAGCAGGTCAAACACCTAGGGCATGATGAACCTATACGCAGCACACCTTCATTTTTCCTACTGCATTCGTCATAAAAAATACTTGAATCATACATTTTATCTGGTGTTGTTATAGCTACATGTGTATATCCTTCTTGTTTTAGTTTTTCTAAATATACAATTACCTTTTCTATTTCTGTACCTTTATTCATTCTTCTCCTTCCAATTTACAGGTCTTTCTGATTGAGTATTGCAGTCATGGTCTAAACACTCACAACAAGGGTCACATTTCTCATCCAAATCTTTATGCTCGCAAGTCTTGCAATATTTTTCAAAATCAACTTCTAAATATACATTTTCCATAAAGCACCTATCCTTTATATGGTATCTGTTCTACATCTCCGCCAGGAGTAGTGACTGATTGCATAAGCTGTCCAGTTGCTTCGTCGAAATATATATTGTCCATAGCGTTGTTCCATTCATCAAACTGTTCAGAAATATCGAACCCTTTTGTTCGTCTGAGATTGATAAGTTCATCGTGAACAACCCTTCTCCAAGCTCTGGCAATTTCTTTTCTACTCTGTGAAAGAATACTATACAATCCGTGCTCATTTACAAAACTTACAGATCTTCTCTGACCTGCAACTACCATTGGTAGGTTCAGCTTTTCATCAGCCTCACACATATCAAGCATTCGCCACGTATTTCCGTAACTATACTCAATAATATTTGCTATATCTGCTGCCTTGAACAATGGTTCATCCAAATCACCATATACATCAAGAACACTACTACCTAATCGTATCTGTCCTACTACCTTTACTGAATTGTTTACCATTTTACGTATCTCCTTTCATTAAACGTCTTTTTCTCTTTTAATGCTCTAGCTATAGCTGTATCTATTCCAGAGCGAGATTTTAAGTGATAATAATACAAGTCTTTAAATGGTGTATTCATCCTGTCAATTCTTCCTGCTGACTGAGCCATTATTTTGTAAGAATAATTTTGTGAGAAGAATATAATTGTATCTGTTGTGATGCAGTTCCATCCTTCTGCTCCAGCATTGTATTGAACAAGATAAGCCCATTTATCACTTGTTGGAACTGGTTGATGCTTATGACCGTTCCATTCTGCAACTTCATATTCTGTCAGAATATTTTTCAATAGCTCCAACTCATAATCAAAGTTGTAAAATATAATAGCTTTCGAATGCTTCTCCATAACATCAAGCAAAGCCACTTGTCTTGATTCATCCATATTTACAAGCTTCCGCCATACATAGCAAAGTCCTGCTGCATTCTGTAGGGGTTCATTTTTATATGGGTCCCATCTATTTTTAGTTACTTCTTTATATTTAATGGTGTCATATCCAACATAAATATCTTCGTGATGTGATACCGTTTGTCGTTTGAAATCCATATTAACAAGAATTTTATTCCGAAGCCTGGTTAAACGTTCTGTATTAAGATACCTGTCAATCTTCGGAAACTTGCTAAATCTGCTATAAACAATATGTTCTCTTGTAAATTCACTTCGATTTTTATAGAATCCATTCGCAACAAAAACCGGTATATAATCCTGCCAAGTGTCCCCGGGTGTGGCAGATAACAAAATCCACTCGTTACTTTTCGCAATCTTCAAGAATGCCTTTACCCATGTTCCACTACCAACAACCCTTTGCTCATCAAATATAAAGAAAGCGTCTTTTACATCTGAATACTTCTTCACATTATTCCATGAATCCACAATCACTTTGTTAGAATATAAATTCGCATCATCATGTGTAGACAATAAAAATGGTGCTAATTCCCCATCCCATTCACAAGTATCACGCTTTCTGGCGGTCGTTATAATGTACAAATCTTTAGGTGGATCATTCATTGGCTCGTAAATATCAGTCCCAATAATTCCACCATTTCGCACATAGTAATAAGCTATCGAAGTTAAAGATTTTCCACTTCCAACACCACCACATAAAATGCAACCTGTTTTCATCCTTTTTATTGCATCTAATTGATAGTTTCTTAATGTAACACCTGCCATTTATTTACCCTCAATGACAAAACCATCCTCAACTTCAACTTCGTATCCAGCACCTATGAGATTTGCTTTAGGTCCGCACAGAAGCAATTTTGTACCGATTTCTTCATCTGATAATTTCTGATATTCAGAATAATATTGTATTATGGAATCCTGCACAGGTTTCGTTACACAAATCTTCGTGCAATCAAATGTGCTCTTTTCTGTAACTTCTATATTGCACATCTCGGCTACATAACCATAAAAAGCTACCAGTCCCTGCTCGCACTTTTTCTGAGAAATTGAATATCTCTTTTTCATATGGTGTCATCCTTTCTTTGTTATTAAAATCTTCTAATTACCCAAATATCTGAAAAGTACATAGGTGTATACCAGTATTTGCTCTTATCGTCATCCGTGGTCATCGGATCTGCTATAGAATTTCCAACTTTTATATAACCGGCTACACCAAGTAAAGAAATTTGTATATAGCACATAAGAGCAACTGTTTCATCAATATCCTGTCCGACAACCAGTAAATGTCTTTGAAAGTTCATCGATGGCGTTGTTTTTTCCATCTTTCTTTTGATAGTATTAATAGCAGCTATAAGGGTTGCTCCTGCTCCACAGCATTCATCCGCAAGAGAAATATAACCTCGCTTTTCCAACTTATCTTGAAGATTATTATCTAAATCGCTAGTAACAACATCTGCCATCAACTGACAAACTGAATATGGTGTAAAGAACTGACCGGCTGAACTGTTACCAAGTCCTAAATCCATAAACATTTTTCCTAAGAAATCCTGTTCCGGATTAGCGTCCAAAGCCATTGTTGTATATGCAGCCAGTTTAGGAAATATCATCTGTTCGTCCTTACCGTATTTATGGATGATATTCAAATATCTTTCCTCTCTGTCTTTATAATGAAATTTATCAAGAGGATTTGATATTGCACAAGCAAACATAATTACAAAATCTCTCCAAACATCAAATGGTCTATGAGTTCTTGTCAGTTTATTAAACTCATTCAGAAAGTCTTTTGAATATGTCCTAACCGACATTTTTTCTGTTTTTATTTCTACTTTTTGTTTTGGTTCAACCGTTTTCTTCTTATCAATGTTTGACAAATCAATTGTCGGTTCCCATTTCTTTGTCACTTTCTTAACCGGTGGCTTTGGTTTATTAAATGACTTTTTCTTAAAGAACATATGCGTTGTGTCTCCTTTCAAAATATAATCACCATCTAAAAATTTCAGCTGAAATATCGCCGCCTTGATAATCAAAGAAATCTCCAGCAGCAATATTTGATAGTGCCTGTAAATCGTTTACATTTTTTGCAACATCATAATTCATAATAATCTGGGTGAGATACATCACCATCTTTTCTAATTTTGCAATTCTATATTCAAGCTTTTCTAATTCATCCATATATGTTGCCCTCTCCTTTCAAAATATAAATGGGCGCCAACCATAATTAGCTGACACCCACAGATTTTTAATAGAATGGACCTTCATCCTCTACCGGAGCTTCTTCTTTTGCATATTTTTCAGCAAACTCATCCTCTTCGATAGTTACATACATCGTCTTGACATATGCCTTAATTCCAGTCTTTCCATTTACTTCCCAGGAATATGGTCTGATAACCAAGTCAACATTACTGATTTCGGCGAAATCCAATGTACTGATAGAATCCTCGTCCAATTCAGTAGTTGTTCTTCTAGTCACCATGTGAATCTTTGGTGGAATATTCTTGTAACTTACAGCAACCTGAATATAATGCTTTGGTTCATCTCCCTCATCTCTAGGCTCAAGAATTCTTACATTCCATCCATCTTTTGATAACTGCTCAACATCCATATCATCTTCAATGAGTACACAGAAGTTTCTATCTCCAGCACGATTGTACTTGGACTCCTCTCCTCTGAAGTTTCTGAACATAATATGAGCTCCTTCAATTTTAATGTTTCCTACTGCTTTATTAGCCATGATAAAAATCTCCTTCATTATTTTGTTTTTGCAGGTGGATTCATCACCTGACTTGAAATCACTTCTGAAATATCATAATTTTTTCCGCAATCCATATGGTATTCATCGTCATTGAAGTGCGGACAGTCAAAGCAAGTTGCGTATTTAGCATCTCCGCAAGGCATAAGCTTTGGTGTATTCTGCTTCTTCTCCGTTATAAATGGGTCATCCGACACAAACATTTCAAAATCACCATATTGAGAAATAGTATCTACTGCCTCATTCACAAGTTTGTCATAGTAAGACCTGTCAATGTCATCAACTTTATCAAGTTCTCTGACCATCTCAGATTCCAGCCATCTATATCCCTTTGTACCTGTTGCGGCATAATATTTACCGTCTTTCTCACGCATAAGTAATCCACCACCGCATCCATCTTTAATCGGACAGAACTGTCCAACTTTTCCGATAAATCGATAATTGTGTCCCTCTGCAATAAGCGGATTTAGTCTCTGACAAGTGCTTTCAAATGTCGTATCAGACAGCAATCCTTTCTTGAAATCACTTTCAGCTTTACTAAATTCTTTTTCATATTGAGACACATCCGGTAAGTCCTCATTTAAGTCCAAATATAAAGAACCGCTTACAGACTTCGTTTCACACATATCCTCGAATTTAATATCCTCTTTACTAAAGAGGCTTTTAAATACATAAGGAATCTGAAACTGAGTTCCTGTAGCGGTCCATTTTCCAGGTTCTTCCGGATCATCATCAGCCAATTTTGCAACATACACAGCATTGTTGACCAAACAAATCCTATCAAATATATGCTCTACCTCGAAATCATATCCATAACGCTTGCCATACTTACAAATAAAATCAAGAATATAATTGTCTGGATTCTCAATCTTGATGGAGTCTGTTTTAATGTGAATTACTTTATACCCCTGTTCCTCAACTGCATGTCTAAGGTCAATCATAAACAATGCTCCTCGCTTTGCTATAATATTATCCTTATTTCTAGGATCTCTGAATGGATTAGCAAAGCTAGCCGCTGTTAATCCATATACTGAATTAATAGCTATTTTTAATGCTTGAGCAAGTGCTTTGGCTTTACTCTTATCGTCCAGATATTTTGTTAATGCTCCATCAAACATATTACGAACTTTATCATAGTCGCCATGTTTGATAGCTATACGAATATCCAAAATATTTTTGAATTTTCTGGTACGAGCAGCTCCTAAAAAGCATTCACTTATTCCAGAGTTAGGATGTTGCGAACCAACATCTTCTGTCAAAGAATATCCATACATTCCCGGTATAGCCCATACTTCACCGCCTTCACCAGTCTCTTCACCTCTGTAAATAGATTTACCGTTATCAAACTTATAATCGGCAAAATATGGTAATAAGCTATCACCTTTTGGTCCGTGGAATGGCTCAGCCATCATTTCCGGTTTGGCTTCTTTTAGAAATTCCAATACATCATCGGGAAGCTCTGTAACCGGCTCAGACAAATCCCTATACATAAATTCACTCTGAGGATTGCGGTTCTTTCCAAATATAAATTTTGTAGTCAAACTATTGGTAGTATCATTTACTGAACCATTAGCTAACTCTGCCAAAATCTCTCTGGCAACGAAATCACCAAGATTTGCTTTGTATGTAGCCTCTGTGGCGATAACATCATCATCACAATATTCAGCTACTTTTGTCCAAAGTTCTTCTGGAACAGGCTGGTCCCAAGGAAGTCCAAGCTCGTGATGCTTTATCTTTTTACATAATGCTCTGACTTCATCGTCCATCTTCGAATGCGGATCATTAGCCATGTTGCTCAACTCAATTTCCCATTTCTTAAGAGATTGCTTCTTTGAGCAGAAATCATATACATCTGTGAACGAAATATTATAGGCTTCTCCGAAGAAACAATTTGGACTGTTATTAATAATCTTTTGTGATAAGTTATACAATTGTTCATTCGTATACCCCATCAATCTGGCATACATAATATGATTATCATATCGTCGACAGTTGAACCCGACCAATCTAAG